CTTCATCTATATCAACAGAATATAACGCAACATATTCAGGTGGGTGTTCAGAATAACCTTTATCAATATGCCACTCTAATTCTGTATTACCTTTTAGATTTTCTTTTGCTAATGCTCTTTCATCACTAACTATATTAACAAACATTTGGTCAAACGGATCTTGTGGTGCAGGTTTAAAAAATGTTTCTAAAAAGTTCCATATTTCAACTTGACTACCAGGTGTATTTTCTATAACCGTTAGGTCTACATCATTTTGTAGTAAGTCAAAAACGGTTCTATTGTTCCAGTCTAGGCGTTGATGTTTCATCTATTTCTCCATAGTATTCAAAAAACGGTTCAATATTATAATCGTCTGTTAAAATACCTCTTCTTTTACTTCCACTATCTGGTAAACCATCATCATCTATTGACCAGTCTGTTGCTTTACCATACATAGTTCCTATTTCAGTATTAAAACTGAAAACACAAGTGTGCTCTTCTTTATAACCTTGTACTTCAAATATAGGTTCAAAATCTCCAAAGTTTTCTTTTGCAATATCTATCAATTCGTTTATATTATATGTATAAGTGTCTAAATAGTTTCCCATTTTACCTACTGATTTTATTCTCATCATAATAGGAAAAGATTTGCCAGGTTTTCTATCATATTTTTTACATAACATTATAACATAATCTAATAGTGGTTTCAGTATATGTATATTAGTAGGATCAACTATTACGTTAATATGTGGTACTATTTTATGTTTGATACAATTTTCTAATGCTTTCTTTTTTGCAGTTGCAAATTTTCCGTTATCAAATCTTTTATATACTTCATCATCTAATCCACCATTCATACTTAAACCTAGAAAATTTAATCCTGATTTTTTAAGATTGATAACATATTGTTCTTGGAATAATTTAAGACCATTAGTAAGTAATGATGGTTTATGTTTATACTTTCTTGCAATCTTTATTAGGTCAAAAAGTTTATCATTCATAGTAGGTTCAGCACCTATAAAACGAATATCACAACGCTTAGGTAGTTTACTAATTGCCTGTTCAAATTTAATCATATCTACATCAGGAAATTTAGGATTATTTAACATATCTCCTAGATAACAATTAGCACACGCCATATTACATTGATATGTTGTTTGTATTGATATGCTGTGAAATGTATTTTTTTCAGGTATCATCTTATAGCAATTCTATTCATTAATCTTTCATTCATTTTATCAAAGGCGTGTCTTTTATGTATTGTCAACCATTGTTCACTTACAACTAAATCACCATCTTCCCAATGATGATCGTATCTATACTTATCTTGTAGAATATGATTCTTTAAATAATTAAACAAATCATCTGGTATACCTTCAATTATTTGTAAAAAAGGAAAGTATAATCCTTTTTGTCCATACTCATTTATATAAACTAACTTATGAACATTATCTTTATTATGATGTTCTCTAAATGTAGGATCATCTGTATAACCACCTTTTTTAAAACCACAAGTAAATTTTATATTATGACAACGTAATTTTATATCATCTGGTAAATCCTCATATGCTTTTCTATTATCAATCCAACTTGTAACACTACCTTTACTTCCTTTTACAGCATATATCCAAATTATTGAACATCTATTAACTTCACTAGGTTTGTTAGCGTGCCAATCTAATTTTTCTTTATGTCCAAACAATCCACCTTCAGTAACTTTTACTACACCAGGAATACCGCCCCATTTATTAAATAATTCTAAATGAGTAGAATCTGTTAAGTCAGGTTTTTCTACTTCACCAATAGTTTCTGCTAACTTTAATTGTTCTTCAGGTGATACTTGTCCTATTTTTTCTACGCAAACTAAATTAGTAAATACTTTTTCTCTTGTTATATTCATTTTACAAATAATTTCTCACTAACAATTTCTTTAATAGGTTTGCCAAAATATTTATTGGGTTTATACTTATCTGTTTCTTTATCATAATCTAACCAAGGTGTTAATCCCATAACAACATTAATTCTAGGTTCTTTTGTTTCTACTTGTTTTATCATAGTAGGTCTATGTGGTTGTTTTGTATTCCACAAATATGCTTTACCTATTTCTAATTGATATATTTTATCTTTCCATTCTATAGCATATTCATCACTAGTTTGTAAAGGTATGTTAACTCTTAATAATTGACAAGTAGGTTCATCAACGTGCCAACCTTTATCGTTAGGTCCTTCTCCATATCCAAAAATATATGCAACTCTACTCCTAGATATATGAAAATTAAATCTATCTAAAAAAAATCCTAGATGTTCTTGTATTGTTTCATCTATCTTTCTAAAACCAAATGTATCATAATAAGTATCTTTTAATTGTGTATGATCTCCTTTGCCTTTTTCTAAACCATAGTATTGATCTAACAATGGCGATCCCCATACTTGACTATATCTACTTTCAGATTTATCAAAAAATGTAGGGTTGTAAGTTAACCCAAAACCTTTGTATTTTTGATGAGTTTGATGTTTAGTTCTCCAACTTGTAAGACCTACTATACTTTCTATTTTTTTAACACCTTCTAGTATCTTGTCTGCTGTAGGAAGACCTAATTCTTCTAAAGTATATTCATTCCAACCAAAATCTTCTTGTTTTTCATCTACTTTTTTAAAGTAAGATTTCACTTCATTTATCATATCCTTATTTATTCTGTTATAAATATAGTATATATTATAACACGAGGAGAATATAATGTCAATAGTAATAGATGGTAAAGTATATGATGAAACGAAGTTTAGTATAGGATTAAGAAATAGAATCGTTGCTAGACAAGAGATTGAGGCTTCTAAAGTCAGACACAATGTTGAGTTGGAAAAAATTGAAGTTCTTACTGAATTTTATAACAAAAAAATTATAGAATTGATGAAGGAAGAGAAAGTACAACCAATAAAAGAAGACAATGGCAGCAATAGCTAATTTAATAATAGATCAAGGCGCTAATTTCAGTTCAGACGTAACCGTAAAAGACGCAAACGGAAACGCATTTAATCTAACTGGATATACAACAGAAGCGAAGATGGCAAAAGGTTATGCGTCAACTAGAACAAGAACGTCATTGACTTCAGTTATTGCCACAGACGCTACTTCAGGAGTAGTTGCTCTGTCAATGACGGCTGCTCAAACGGCTGCTTTAGACGCAGAAAGATATGTGTATGATGTAGAAATTACACAGACTTCCACAGGTACGGTAACTAGAGTAATTGAGGGTTTAATCACGGTAAGACCTAACGTAACTACATAATAAAAGTATTATAAATATAACAAAAGAGAGAGGTTTATGGCAAGTATTACAGCAAAAATTAATGCTTCTACTGGAAGCGGACCCAAAAAAGTTTCAGTAACCCTGCCTTCAGGTACTTCACTACAAAATAGTTCTCTTTCTTTAAAATTATTAGGTGACGTTGACGTAACTTCTTTAGATGATGGTGCATTATTACAATACAGAGCTAGTGATGGTAAGTTCGTAAGTAGAAACGAAATTGTAACCACTACTGGTACTTTAACTTTTAACGGCGGATCATTTTAGAGAGTAACATATGGCAACGGTAATACAGATTAAAAGAAGTTCAGCAACTTCAGCACCAGGAACACTTAAACTCGGTGAATTAGCATACACTTATGGAACAGGCGCACAAAACAACCTAGGAGATAGAATCTTTATAGGTGAAGGTGGCGTTGACGGTAACGGTGACGCAAATAACGTATCAGTAATTGGAGGTCAATATTTTACAGATATGTTAGATCACGTACAAGGTACGTTGACAGGAAATTCAGCTATCATTGCAGATTCAAACTTAGCAATAGATACATTAAACGTAGGTAACTCACTAACAGCAGGTGGTGAAATTAGATTTAACGAAGGTACTAATAACGGTACTAACTTTATAGGACTTAAATCTCCTAATGCAGTAACAGCTTCTCAAACTTTTGTTTTACCTGACGGCGACGGTACTGCTGGTCAGTTCTTAAAAACAGACGGATCAGGAAATTTAGATTTTACAACTGTTAATCAATTTATTAATTTAGCAGGTGACACAGGTACAGATACTTACAATACTTCAGAAACATTAACTTTCGCAGGTACAGGTGGTATGACACAAACGGTTACTGATAATACGGTAACTGTAACTGCTACGGCATTAACAAATGCTAACTTATCTGGTACTGCCGCTATTTCAAATGCTAATTTAGCAAATCCTACAACTACTTTAGGTTCATCTACATTAACTTTAGGTGCAACTACAACTGATATTGCAGGATTAACTTCTTTAGTTGTAGATGATATTACAATTAACGGTCAAACAATTACTACAACAGCAGGTAATAAAGATATTGATTTGACACCTCACGGTACTGGTACAGTAATTGTACCATCAGGTTACGAAGATAGAGCAGGATTTACTTCTAATTCACTTGCAAACAAAGAGTATGTTGACCAAGTTGCTCAAGGTTTAGATACTAAACCATCTTGTAAACTAGGAACAACTGCTAACTTAACAGCAACTTATAATAACGGTACTGCTGGTGTTGGTGCAACACTAACAAATTCAGGCACACAAGGAACATTAACACTTGACTCAACTGCCGCTAATTTAAATGATAGAATTTTAGTTAAAGATCAAACAACTCGTACACAAAACGGTATTTACACAGTTACAAATGTTGGTGGTGCTTCTACAAATTGGATATTAACAAGAGCAACTCCAGAGGATCAACCTGCTGAATTATCAGGTGGTGCTTTCGTATTTGTTGAAGAAGGTGTTTTAAATGCTAACAATGGTTATACATTTACACATACAGGTGCTCCTACTTTTGGAACAACTAATTTAGATGTATCTCAATTTTCTGGTGCAGGTCAAATAACTGCTGGGGATGCTTTAACGAAAGATGGTAACAAATTAGATGTTGCAGTTGACAATAGTTCACTTGAAGTTAATTCAGACGCATTAAGAGTTAAGGCATTAGGTGTTGTAAACTCAATGCTTGCTAATGCTACAATTCAAACAACTAAACTTGCAAATCCATTTATTAAAATTACAGACGAAAGTTCTACACAAGGTACAGTCTTCTTGGAAGAAAATTTAGATTTCTTAGCAGGAGAAGGTATAAACACAATCGTTGATAACAACACAATTAAAATTGAAGGCGAAGACGCAACTGCTTCAAATAAAGGTGTTGCAAAATTTAATTCAAATAACTTTACAGTAACCTCTGGTGATGTAGAAGTTACAACTGTTGATGGTGGTACATTCTAGTGGCAACAGTAATTAAACCAAAAAGATCCGAAACACCAAATCAAATTCCTGGCGCTGCTGCTTTAGCAGTACACGAATTGGCAATGAATGTTACCGATGGTAAACTTTATACTAAAACATCTGGTAATGTTGTTAAAGAAGTTGGTGGTG